TGCTTGGCCTTGGTTCCGTAGTTGCTCCACGCCAGCTCAATCGTGGCATAGGTTCGAGGATCGTTTGAGAAGTCGAAGTCTGACGGACGCTTTACCCATACGTGCCACGATTGCGACGGCGGTAGCTTGTCCGCGATGTAGTTACCTCCCCAGAATAGATGCTTGCTGCCGATTTTCAGCCACGGCGCGGGGTCGAACGCTTCATTGTCTGTCCATCCGTCATTCTGATGATTCACGCGAGGACGCCAGCCGATATTGTAGGGCGGATCAGTGACCACCGCATCCGCTTTGAGTATGTCCAGCAGTTCCAAGGCATCCCCGAGATACAACGTCACCCGACCGCACGAAGAAGCATAACAAGTCGTGGCTGGACAACCGCCATGAGCGGCATTGTCCAGCGTGGTATCGGCGTCTTTCGCGCTCATGTCGGTGCCAGCACTCATGCGTTCGCTTCGATCTCCGATCCTAACGCAGCATAGCCGATGATGTCGAGCCAGTTGTCGCGTTTTGCGCTCGTCACGCCTCTCGACACTTTCAGGAGGATCATCATAGCGGCGACATCCTTCGCAGTGATCTCGACACCTTTGTAAGTGCTCCACAACGACGCGATCCTGGCGAAACTTGCCTTGGCGTCTCCATAGCTGGAGGCACGGTCGCCTTGGATCAGATCCCGTGCCTCTTCGAGAATGTCAGGAGTGACAGGTGACGTGCCTCTGGCTGGGAGCGAGACGTTAAGCGGGATAGCGTAGAGGTTTCCTTTTGCTGGGATGGCGCAAAGCTGGTCATCCCCGCCCGCCCACATACCTGCTTCTTTTGACCAATAAAGAGACTTTGGTGGGAGATTCTGCCACCTCTTCGGTCCAGTGTAGAGAACGTGGGTATCTGGTGGAGGGGATGTTGGTAGTCGGGTATCAACCACGTTGTCCCGCTGAAAGCGTGATGTGTCCCACGCTTCGTCGGGGTTAAGTTTGTCAGTCATGGTATTTTAGAACGGTTCGTTTTCTTCTTTCTCCTGCTGACGTTTCAGGTCAGCGACAGTTTTCTTGGAATGGCATTTGTTGCGTCGGCAGAGCAGTTGCAGGTTTCCCTCCGCGTGCTGCCGACGATAAAAGGACATGCGGTGGCTGGTGTCCATGTCCCGGTGATGGGCCGGGCCTTGTGGGATGATGCAGTCGAAGTCGAGTTCTTTGTCCGTGCCGCACACGGAACAGGCTCCGCCGAGCTTGAACATCAGTTCAAACCGAGCTTTCCTCGCCCATTCTTTCTGACGTTTAGCCATTGATCACTTGGAGGATGGTTTTGGCTTCCGAAGGTTTCAGTTCGACTCCGTTGTAAAGTACGTTTGTCAACCTGGACACGCTAATTCCTACTTTCTTGCTAAAGCTGCCGAGGGGTAGCTGCGACAGCCCACGATTTCGGTATTTATGAACCTTTCTCACTATGGATTGTTGATGACGCTTAGCCTTAGCCGCGCAAGTTCTTGACTCTGCCAGAAGTTTATAAGCTATCTTTCTTTTAGAATCAGCCGCTTGCACGCATTCGGAAAAACTTTGGAGTAGTTTATCAGTGGTCATGGGTGAAGATGTTTAAAAATTAAAAATCCCACTGAGCCTAAAATCACAAACCACACCAAAAGCAGTTCTGGGTTTCGGGAGTGGAAGTGCCATTCGGCTTTCATAAGCTCTTTGTATTCGCTCCATTTCATCAGCAAAAATCCTCCTCATTTTTGATGGTTAATGTTTTCCTTGGGGCCGCTCCTTCGCGGTATGACTCCAACAACTGCAACGCAGTGAGCAGCCGGTCCTCCGTGACTTTCTTCTCCTCGATCACCGTGGCTACAGCGTAGTCCACCGTATCTGGAATCATCAGACGCCAGACTTTAACAACGGTGTCTTGTCCACGGCGGTCGAGACGTGCGATCATTTGTTCGTAATCCTCCCGGCTGTAGGTCAGTGTCATCCAGACGAGCGTGTTGCCTCCATGCTGGAGGTTGAGTCCGTGACCGACGCTCTTGGGGTGGGCGATCAGGATCGGAATTTTCTTGGCGTTCCAATCCTCCAAAAGTTGCTTCTGTGAGGTTTGATTCTTGGCATCCGCAAAGAATCGTGCCTGCGGAAAGTATTTTCTCAGTCGCTCCTGTTCGTGCTTGAACGCCACGGCAACGAGCACTGGTCCCTGAGTCTGTTTGATAATCTTTTCCAGTGCTTTTATCTTGAGATCATGGGCATCGTGCCATTTGCCATCGGAGTCGTAGATGCTTCCCGAAGTGAATTGCAGCAGCTTGGCGACCAGTGCCGCAGCGTTGGGTGCGGTGATCTCGGCGGACTTGAGTTGCAGGACCAGCTCTTTCTCGAACTCCTTGTAGTCGTGGGCCAAGTTCTTTGGCAGATGCACTTCCACATCCTCGACAACCGTCTCTGGCAGGTTGAGCCAGTCTTTCGAGCGGAGCGTGAGCGTGATGTCGGCTAGTCGGTTCTCGATGGCTTCGTTGGAGCCTGGGAGTTCTTTCCACTTGTAACCGTTGTAGCCGGTGGGTTTGAAATAGGTCTGCTTGAAGTGCTCGAAGGCTCTTCCAAGACGTTTCCCATTATCAACGAAGCGAGCTTGAGCGAAGAGATCAAGGAGTGAATTTGGAGCAGGTGTCCCGGTCAGTGCCCAGATGCGTTTGTGCTGTTCATGTGGTATTTCTCTCCGGTAAAGGTTGGCTCTCTTTCCGGTCGGATTTTTCAGCTTCGTGCAGTTATGCACAAGACACCCGTTTACGCTGTACGATGGATGCCCAGAGACGCTAAGGTCGTAGAAACGTATGATTCCGTCTCTGGACCTAAAGCGGCGAAGTCGAATATCTGTTGATTCGTAAATCTCAACACTCTCCACCCTTTTTGAGCCAAAACTTCTGTCTTCTTTTGATCCTTCACTTTGACCTTCCGAGAAAGGTGTGTGACCCCATCCACTTCGATAGATAGCTTCCGGCTCTCGCAGCCAATATCCAGTTTGTAGTGGTAGGGTATGCTGTCTTTGTGGAAAAGACCCTTCGTTTTGAAGATGTATTCCATCTTCCACATTCCCGGCTCTATCGAGTTCAAAAGTTGGAACAGAAAGTTCTGAGGGGCGGAAGCGGGTCGCCCGTTCCCACCCTGCACATGAGGCTTGTGTTTGATCTTCTTCAATGTCGCACTCAAGCGCTGAATAGATGCCTCGTCGCGTACGAGATGGAGGTGCCTGACCCGTTCTCTCTGTTTCAAAGCACTTTCCGAACCCGAGGCATAAAAATTCTTTAACCCCTGCGAGTTCTTCTCGCGTCGTTCTAAAGTCCAAACCGGCTTGTGGATAGACTGCATTCTCCATTTCGCTGAGCAAGATGTCCCGCAGAACCGCTTCTTGCTTTTGTGTGGGACAAAAGGTGTCTTGCACCATTCGCAAGGGAGAGTTGCCTTCGGGGGACGAGAAGCCCACATCTCTTTCAGTTTCACCCCCGTGCTCAGGGTTGAGCATTGCTTGCTGCAAAATCGAGTCTTCGTTCCGTTGCTGTGATCTTTCGGCATGTAGGACACCTTGCACCATTCGCATACTTTCGGATGCCGTGGCAACGCAGGTCTTCCCCCCTTCGAGGTCTTTGGCTTTAACCCATCCGTCAGAGGTGAAGAACAGGTGGGTGTCGCTGCACCAGATGTCTTGTCCGTCGATGCGGACTCTGGCGATATGTTTTGGTTGATTGATGTGGACATAATTAACAAATCCTATCCCCTGCGCATTAAATACGCAATCCCCTTTTTTCACTTTCTCGATGGGTTTTTTACCTTCAGGGGTGTCCACCAACGTCCCCGCTGCAAAACACTCATCTACAATCGCAGTGTCAAACGGGAGTCCTAGCCCCATGCTCCTCCGAGTCTTGACCAACTCTACGAGCTTGGGGATGGACTCGTAGTTGCAGACGTAGATGTGTGCCTTGCCTTGCAGGAATGCTCTTTTGCCAGCAGCGTTGCGCAGGTTGGCTATCTTCATCCACTTGAAGTCGTCCCAACGTGTGACCTCCATCGGCCATGTCAGGTTCGCCACACGCATCGGTGCGAGGACCAGAGCGCCAATGGTCTGCTTGCGTTGGAACAGCTTGTTGAGCGCCGACAACGTCGCAGCAGTCTTCCCGATGCCCACGCCCACGAAGCCGAGGGCGTGCGGGTGGTCGAGCAGGTGCTGGGTCAGCAGATCCTGGGGTTCTGAGGAGGGGAACTTCATTTGAGAACGTATATGCTTCCTTCCTGTTCCCATTCTTTCGGACCCACCCAAGTCGCACGCACGTTGATACGAATGCCTACTTTACCTTTGTAACGAGGATTTGATAGCAGTCGTGTATGCGCTCTACGACAATGAGCTTGGCGTTTCAAACTTTGCGGGGTATTAACAACTTTGACTCCCGAAGTTAAACCTTTTGTATTTGCTGGATGCTTGCGGTTTAAAATAACATAGTGGGTTCTAGCTTTCAGCCACTCGATGGATTTACCTTGTTTATTAGGTGTCACAGAAGCGACGAAGTTTGTCGGGCAGTTGACATCTTGGAGGAACCACCCAACCAAGGTTAACGCGTTAAGGGCTACCGTGTTGTTTTCAACCGATGGAGGGGATGAAAAAATCGTGTGACCTTGGTACAGTATCTCGTAGTTAAAGGTTTCCTCCTCTAAGTCAATAACGCTAACGCGAACAAACGCAGGCCAATGTGGTATTTCGATCAGACAATGCAGCTTAGAATCGTCGTAGGCGATCCATACTTTCTCCGTAATAGAGACACCGTTGACTACAGCCCGAAAGAACAAACGAAGACGATTAAAAGGTAGTACATGTTTACCTTCTCTCAATAGGCTAAATAGCGAGTATCCGTGGTACTTGTCGGAGTAATCCGCCGGTCCTTCCCATATAAAAATCGGTGCTGAACCTGTGTCGTTTAGAAAATAATTGAAAACTAGTTCCCAGTCTGCTTTTTCGTCTTTTTTAGGGACTTTGTAAGTCTTGAGAACTTCATTAAAAGTAACCGGATTCATAATTCAGCAAAATTCAGTGTTCTTAGCCATCAGTTTTCTCACAAAGTTACGTCCATCCTCGACGTTGTCGCACCATGTTGCGGTGCAGCCTTGTTTCGTGAGTTTGATGATCTCACCCATCTGGAGAGGCGTGGGCTTCTTGCCTGCGGCCTTCACTTCGAGGAAACCAATCACTCCCAGTGGAGTGATGATCATCCGGTCGGGGACGGCTCGGCGTGCGGGGCTGGTGAACTTGTAGAACAAGCAACCGTTCTGCTTGGCGAACTCGCCGATCTTTTTCTCGATGTCTTTTTCGAGTTGGGGGCCGATGGGCTTCACAGAATCAGTTCTCCTTGGAGTTGGTCCAGTTCAGACTGCTTCTCATAAGCGCACAGTTCCTGAAACGCTGGGAGCAGGATCAGGTGGTTTACCTGCGAGATCGCGTCGTCGAGAGCGTTGTGGTGGGTGCCTGTGCGAGCCGGCATCTTGATGTGCGGGTACATGGCTTTCAAGGTGCGGTAGCAGCGGTCGTTCCAGAACTTCCACGGGGCTTCCATGCCGACCTTGTCGTAGGCGGCTTTCAGGAGCGAGTTGTCGAAGTTGGCACCGTTGCCCCAGAGTTCGATGTTCGCGCAGTTGCAGTTGTCACGCTCCTTGGCGTCGGCGTTATCACACCACTCACCGAACGCCTGTAGGACGTAGGTGAGTTCGTGGGACGCCTTCTGGAACTCGGCCCGTGCCTCGTCTGACTGTTTCATCCACCACTTGACCGTGTCCACATCAATGAGCATCCCTGCGTCAACGCAGCTTTGCATGTCGATCCTCATGTAGAACGGCTCGCCGTACGGCCCGTTCTCGTCGAACTTGGTGGCTCCGATGGAGATGATGATGGAGCCGGGGCGGGTGCCGAGAGTCTCCAAATCTGCCATGACTTTTGTTGGTTTGGTTTTTGGGTTCATAGAGGAGGTAACTTTAGTTCTGTTTGTCGAAATTGTCCAGTTTTATTTGAGGTAGAACTCTACAACACCGCCCTCGGCTGCGAGAGGCATCCCTTCGGCCCATGCGGGGAGCTTGGTGAGGCACTGGACGAAGTGGTCGGCTGACTGTCCTGCGAGGGGGTCGTACTCGGAGAGGGCTTCGTCGTGGATGGTGATGAATGTGGCGTAGCTATTCTTCTCGGCATTGGCAAGTCCGCAAGCCATCAGGTCTCCAGCAATTCCCTGAATTTGATTGTTGCAAAAAATGCCAGCGTGGATCTCGACTCTTCCCCACTTCACAGATTTGGGAAGCTGGGAAAAGATGGTGATCGCCTCACCAAGCCGGACGTTGCGGATATGTGGTTTGCCCGCCTTCTTCAACTGGATTCCCAGAGTCTCCTCCTGACGCTTAGCTTCGACTTGCGAGGGAGTTGGGTTGAACAGCTTTTTCCGTGTCTCCACTTCGACTGTCTCTCCAGCCTCGTCCTTCTTGAACGTAACTTCGATCCAGCGTAGTTGCGGAATAATCTCAGGTTGCGGGTAGGCAATTTTGCGCCCGCTGGGCAGCTTGAGAAACAGGAATTTCATTCCTGCGGTGTGCGTGCAAAAGAAAGCACAGCCTCTACCAAATGGGAACGCTTTGCCGATAGCTTGAATGGCGGCTTTCGAGGCTCGCTCAATGTCACCCCACATCTTGCAGATGGCAGGATTGGCCTCTCTCCACGACTTGATGATGCCGGGGAGTTCTTTTTCAGTCAGTCCCTGCTTGAGCGCACCCATTCGGACCAAAGCTCCTGGTCCCCCGGCGTACCCACACGCCAATTCTCCGGCCTTCGCTTTCTGTCTCAGCGGGTGGTGCTTCCCGTGCTCCTTCTTGTAGTCATCGAAATCTTTCATGGTGACTCCGAACATCTGGCAGGCGGCAGCTTCGTAAATCTTACCGTGTCCTTGGAACACTTCAAGTTTCCATTCCTCATTCGCCTGCCACGCTAGCAATCGAGCTTCGATGGAGGAATAGTCGGCACTCAGCATCGGCCCTTTTTGATCTTGGATGAAGTGCCTGATGCACGAAGCGATCACTTCGATGGGTGGTCCATAGACCAGTTCCAGCCAGTCCACGGTGCATCCGTCGCAGATGTCCTTGTAGGCTTGTGTGGACAAGCTCTCCATGTAGGGAGCGGGCTTCTTGAAGTTCTGAGGCTGGACCAGTGAGGCACTCCATCTCCCCGTGCCCGCGCCATGATACACAAGTGTCCCCCGGACACGGTTGTCTTGTGGACCGGCACAGTTGATCATGGTTGGTATCTTCTTGATCGACGCGAAGCTGATGTGCTTCTTAATCATCAGCACTTTGCCAAGTTCGGTCGAGGAGTCGGCGTCTTCGTCGAAAGTCTCGAAGAACTCGTCGAGAGTAGCGGCTTGCAAATTCGTATGCTTGAACCCTCGCTCCCTCAGCCACGCTTTGAGCTTCTCTCCCTGCGAAGGTTTCAATCCTGTGAGCGCAAGGAACTCACGTTCCAGTTTCTCTGTCTCCTCGTTCACCAGTTTCTCCGCCTTGCGCAGAGCGTCGAGATTCACCGGGAACCCACGGCAGTTGATTTCCAGATCCAGGAGAAAAGTTTGAAGCGGGAATCCGGTCAACTCGAAGTCTTTGAGGGTCCGGTGGATGTCCTGCTCCGTGCGTACATCTTGCCTACAATATTCCGTGAACTCCTTGAAAGCCTCCGGCTCGTCAGTCGGTTCGATGAACTCACCTTTCCGTTTGCCTGCTGTCTGGGGGATCGAGAACTTACGGATCAAAGATTTGCCTTTGGTGTCCTTCAGGTTCTTCAGGTTTAGCGTCTCTGCCAGCTTCTCCAAGCTCGCAGGCAAGGCGGCACGTCGGCCCATCGCTGCGGTGCAACGCCATTGGTGATGAGCGGGCGGATTGAAGCCAAAGGTCTTGAGCCACAACGCATCAGACATCGGCACCTCGAATCCGGTAGCATTGTGGGCATACACCAGTGAGTCTGGTTGGCAAATCTGTCTGAGTAAGTCCTCAGCCTGCTCATTTTGGATGTCCGTTTGGAGACTCCATTCTCTGTTAGGCACATAGACCACTGGAGCGTTGTCGCCTTCAGCGATTGCTACGCAAAGTATCTCTGTGCTTTTATCTCGGGAGTATCTGTGTCCGCCTTGCTTCTTTATGTCGCAACGGGAACGAGACTCGAAATCCAAATGGAAAGCGGCGGGCATCGGCAGTTAGGGTGTTGTGAGAGCTTTCTCAACCGTCCATTGGTAGGGTGAGTTCCTCACTCCGCTGAACTCTGTCTTCAAAAAGTGAGCCACCACATTGTCAGCAGGTTGCTCAGTCTCTCGACGATAGCTTACCGTTCGTCATTCGGTTGCCTGTCCATCCGCCGCTCCTTCAGGTTTACAAGCCGTCTCAGAGTGCATGTCGCGGTGTTGAGCCGTTGAAGGCTACGGGAGGAAATTGGTCTACGCTGCGTCGTCCGAATCATCGGACTCGTCACTGAACACGTCCTCGGCGCGGACACGACTGCCGCCACCACTGAGAGGCTCGCCGTCCTTGAGGAACTGGATCGCCTCGAAACCTGCGAATAGGCCGCGACCGCCATTCTCAGTGCCGTAGAAGCGCACGACGACTTTGGCGTAGCAGCCGGAGTAGGGTTTGTTGTCTTCGGCGGCGAGTGGCGTGCGACCATCGGTATCGACGATGACCGGACGATTCTTGTTGCTGGCGTTGACGACCTTCATCCCGGCGTAGGCAGGTTTGATCTCGTCGTCTTTGTCCGTGTGGGTGTTGCCGTCCGAGACGCAGAAGCGTTTCGGGTCTTTCCACGTCAGCGGATATTTCTTCCACTTGTCGAGGGAGACGTGCTTCACGGCAGACTCGATAGCTGCCATCGAGGCTTTGTCTTTGGGATCGACGATGCAGGTGACTTTGTACTTGGGGTTTCCTTGATTGAGCTGTCCCTCGAACGGCTTGAAGCAGTGGAGGTAATCGACGCGACACTTGATGATCGCTGTTGCTGGGTCTTGGGCCATAGTAGTATTGGATTTTGGGTTTGGTGTATAAGAGGCGCAGATTTGCGCTTTAACGAAGTAACTCTCGTTCGAGAAGTGGAAACTGTCAAGGGGTGATTTTAACAGAAATCGTCGTTCGGGTAAGCGGCTGAAACTCGGGCCTGAGCGATGGTGAAATACGCTTTCTCCATCTCCATACCAATGAAGCTGAATCCCTCGGCTCCGCAGGCTTTGCCAGTGCTTCCGCTACCCATCCACGGGTCGAGCACCGTGCCGCCCGGTGGCGTGATGAGACGGCAGAGGTAGCGCATGAGCGCGATGGGCTTGACCGTGGGGTGGTGGTTCTTCGAGGGGTTGAACGGGCGGTTTTCACGCTCCGGCACGGCGGCACCGTCGCCCTGCCAATCGTGGTCCGGCAGATGCTCCAAGTCTTCGTTGCGCTCCTTGGCGGAGACCTTGGCGGCGTAGAAGAAGCGGGCGGCGGAGCCTGAGTCTGTGTGGCTGTTTTCAGGAGTGCGTACCCCCGCTTTATTCATCTGTAGGCTATCCCCAGCTTTGAGTACTGTGCGGTTGTCGCTCTGTTTGTTGGCGGTGGTCTTGCTCTCAGGAAACAGCCCCGTCACCTCGTCGCTGCCGTCGTGGATCAGGTTGGCGGGCCATCGGCCGGCGGGCTGCACAAACACTCCTGCATTCACCCCCGTCGCGTAGCTCGTTGCCTCGCCCAAATCCTTCGATCCGTTGCTATACGCACCACCAT